GTTATAAACAAAACACATTATTTACATTCACTTTTTATTAGCATTATCCTGGCCCTGATAAAAAGTACAATGACAATATCAAAAGTCTCCCATTGCTGGGAGACGTTTTGATCAGTTCGTGAAAGCAGATCACGAAATTATCTCACCTGTTTTTACGATACATCATTGCTGTGAATCCGGTTCGCATTTTCTTACAGTTCACAGCGGTTACAAGGTAAATTCTTACCAATAAAATAGCGATATATGGCTGCTCCGGCACAGGCGCCGATAACAGGCGCGACAATCGGCACGATAAAATAAGGGATCTCTCGCCCACCGCTCATCGCCATGTTCCCCCACCCCGCTAACCATGTGAACAGTTTGGGACCGAAATCACGCGCCGGATTCATTGCAAAACCGGTAAGAGGTCCAGTAGACGCGCCGATAACGGCAACCAGTATCCCAATAAGCAAAGGTGCAAGCGGCCCTTTAGGAATGCCATTGCCATCATCCGTCAATGCCATGATCATGCCCATCAGAATCGAGGTAATGACCACTTCCACCAACGCAGCCTGCCATACATTTAGCGCTGCGGCCGGATAGGTACTGAAAATGCTGGCTAATTGCAAACTTTCGACGCTACCGCGCACCATATGATGCGCAGTCTCAAATTCAGTAAAAAGACTACTATAAAGCACATACGCCAGCAGAGCGCCGCCAAAAGCGCCGGCAAACTGGGCAATAATATAAGGCAATACTTTCTGTTTGGGGAAGCAGGCAAACAGCCACAGCGCAATCGTCACCGCAGGGTTAAGATGTCCGCCGGAGATCCCGGCCGTAAGGTAAACGGCCAGTGAAATTCCAAGCCCCCAAATAATGCAAATCTCCCATAATCCGAGGCTGGCGCCTGCGACTTTGAGCGCGCTCAAACAACCGATACCAAAAAACAAAAAGAGTCCGGTGCCTAAAAATTCCGCACCACATTGCGCCTTTAGAGAATCATTCATGTGACACCTTCTGAGCAAAGTTCGTGTCCTGGCCAGCGCAAGTTTCGGCTGGCGGTAGAGTACAGCTAACCTCACTATAAAAAGTGCCACCTGTAAATTGTTGGCAACCTGCGGGCCTGCCTTCCGGAAAAATCGTGTTGCGATAGCAAAATTTTGCTTTTCCGATATTTTTATCAGCCCATCACACGGGAAATTTGAGCTATAAAATACGCCTGTTGAAATAATAAAATATTGCACAAGCCAACTTATCAATTTCGAATAAACATCACATTTTGCGTCTTTCGCCATATCAAATAAAAATACTCTCGTCACTAACAAAAATGTAAAAATGAAATAATAAAAACAAAATAATCATATAGACAATAATAAATTAAATGTAATTTATCAATAAGTTATAAAAGCAAAAGACAATTTAGTCATATTGTTTTCCCATTATTTTCTGATGCTCAACAGCAAGTCAGCCATTCTTTTTCCTCGCATCTTCTTATAGTCCCCACTATCGGAACACTCCATGCGAGGTCTTTATGCAACAAGAAGCACTAGGAATGGTAGAAACCAAAGGCTTAACCGCAGCCATAGAGGCCGCTGATGCAATGGTTAAGTCAGCCAATGTGATGTTAGTGGGCTATGAAAAGATTGGCTCCGGGCTGGTAACCGTCATCGTGCGCGGCGATGTTGGCGCGGTCAAAGCGGCCACCGATGCAGGTGCCGCAGCCGCACGCAACGTGGGTGAAGTGAAAGCCGTACACGTCATCCCACGCCCTCACACCGATGTAGAAAAAATCTTACCGAAGGGAATTAGCCAATGAGCAGCAATGAGCTGGTGGAACAGATCATGGCGCAGGTGATTGCCCGTGTGGCAACGCCGGAACAACAGGCCATCCCTGGTCAACCCCAACCTATACGAGAGACGGCTATGGCAGAAAAAAGCTGCAGTTTAACGGAATTTGTCGGGACCGCCATTGGCGATACCCTTGGCCTGGTTATCGCTAACGTCGATACCGCCCTGCTGGATGCGATGAAGCTTGAGAAGCGCTATCGCTCCATCGGCATTCTCGGCGCCCGCACCGGCGCAGGCCCGCACATTATGGCGGCGGACGAAGCGGTGAAAGCCACCAATACCGAAGTAGTCAGCATTGAGCTGCCGCGCGATACCAAAGGCGGCGCGGGCCACGGTTCGCTGATTATTTTAGGCGGCAACGACGTTTCCGACGTCAAGCGCGGTATCGAAGTCGCGCTGAAAGAGCTGGACCGTACCTTCGGTGATGTTTACGGCAACGAAGCCGGGCATATCGAGCTGCAGTACACCGCTCGCGCCAGCTACGCGCTGGAAAAAGCGTTCGGCGCGCCGATTGGCCGTGCCTGCGGCGTCATTGTCGGCGCTCCGGCTTCCGTCGGCGTACTGATGGCCGATACCGCCCTGAAGTCAGCCAACGTTGAAGTCGTGGCGTACAGCTCTCCGGCGCACGGCACCAGCTTTAGTAACGAAGCCATTCTGGTGATTTCCGGCGACTCCGGCGCGGTCCGTCAGGCGGTGACCTCCGCCCGCGAAATCGGCAAAACCGTCCTTGCGACCCTCGGTTCTGAACCGAAAAACGATCGCCCGTCCTACATCTGATACCCACGAGGCTGATTCATGAGATCGAAAAGATTTGAAGCACTGGCGAAACGCCCTGTGAATCAGGACGGCTTCGTTAAGGAGTGGATCGAAGAAGGCTTTATCGCGATGGAAAGCCCGAACGATCCAAAACCGTCGATTAAAATCGTTAACGGCGCGGTGACCGAGCTGGACGGAAAACCGGTTAGCGAATTCGACCTGATCGACCACTTTATCGCTCGCTACGGCATCAACCTGAACCGCGCCGAAGAAGTGATGGCGATGGATTCGGTCAAGCTTGCCAATATGCTGTGCGATCCGAACGTCAAGCGCAGCGAAATCGTTCCGCTGACCACCGCCATGACCCCGGCGAAAATTGTTGAAGTGGTTTCGCATATGAACGTGGTTGAGATGATGATGGCGATGCAGAAAATGCGCGCCCGCCGCACTCCATCTCAGCAGGCGCACGTCACCAACGTCAAGGATAACCCGGTGCAAATTGCCGCCGATGCCGCCGAAGGCGCATGGCGCGGGTTTGACGAACAAGAAACCACGGTTGCGGTAGCACGCTACGCGCCGTTCAACGCCATCGCGCTGTTGGTCGGTTCTCAGGTTGGTCGTCCGGGTGTACTGACGCAGTGCTCGCTGGAAGAAGCCACCGAGCTGAAGCTCGGCATGCTGGGCCACACCTGCTACGCTGAAACCATCTCCGTTTACGGCACCGAGCCGGTCTTCACCGACGGTGACGATACGCCATGTTCGAAAGGCTTCTTAGCCTCTTCCTACGCCTCTCGCGGCCTGAAAATGCGCTTCACCTCCGGCTCCGGCTCCGGCTCCGAAGTGCAGATGGGCTACGCCGAAGGCAAATCCATGCTGTATCTGGAAGCGCGCTGCATCTATATCACCAAAGCCGCGGGCGTTCAGGGGCTGCAAAACGGCTCAGTAAGCTGCATCGGCGTACCGTCTGCCGTGCCGTCAGGCATTCGTGCCGTGCTGGCGGAAAACCTGATCTGCTCGTCGCTGGATCTGGAATGCGCCTCCAGTAACGACCAGACCTTCACCCACTCCGATATGCGTCGTACCGCGCGCCTGCTGATGCAGTTTCTGCCGGGTACCGACTTTATCTCCTCTGGTTATTCCGCGGTGCCGAACTACGACAACATGTTCGCCGGTTCCAACGAAGATGCGGAAGACTTTGACGACTACAACGTTATCCAGCGTGACCTGAAAGTGGACGGCGGTCTGCGCCCGGTTCGCGAAGAGGACGTTATCGCCATCCGTAACAAAGCCGCCCGCGCGCTGCAGGCCGTGTTTGCCGGAATGGGACTACCGCCGATTACCGATGAAGAAGTTGAAGCCGCGACCTATGCCCACGGTTCGAAAGATATGCCGGAGCGTAACATCGTCGAAGACATCAAGTTCGCCCAGGAAATCATCAATAAAAACCGCAACGGTCTGGAAGTCGTTAAAGCGCTGGCGCAGGGCGGGTTTACCGACGTGGCCCAGGACATGCTCAACATCCAGAAAGCCAAGCTAACCGGCGACTATTTGCACACCTCCGCCATTATCGTCGGCGACGGACAAGTGCTCTCTGCGGTTAATGACGTCAATGACTATGCCGGTCCGGCAACAGGTTATCGCCTGCAGGGAGAACGCTGGGAAGAGATTAAAAATATCCCTGGCGCTCTTGATCCCAACGAGATTGATTAAGGGGTGAGAAATGGAAATTAATGAAAAATTGCTGCGCCAGATAATTGAAGACGTGCTCCGCGACATGAAGGGCAGCGATAAACCCGTCTCGTTTAATGCGCCTGCGGCATCCACAGCGCCACATATAGCGCGGCGAATTATTCAAGATAGATTTGCACCTTATTCAAGATAACCAAAAGCGGCACAACGGCGAATTATTCAAGATAAAATCCGCCGTCGTTTGATGGTTTTTAAACCTCTTCTAAAGCCTTTTGAATCCTCTCTCCAATCCATTGCATAACAGGAACCGGCATTGAGTTGCCGAGCGCTTTGTATCGATGTCCTGGCGACGAGCTGCGCCACGGAACATCTGTATAACCAGTCGGAAATCCCTGTAACCTTTCACATTCCGTTGGCGTGAGTCGCCGGACTCTCAGGCGTGGATGTTGTTCCACTATCAGACCGCCACGCATTTTCATGTCCTGACTGGTTGTACCATCATAACCAGCAATCAGCGTTCCGGCGGTGTCAGGGATGGCGTCAAAACAGTATCTATGGCGTTCTCTTTCAATGCCTGAATGAGTACTGGATGCGGATTTTTTCTGCCTTCCGTAATAGTTTTCAGTGCGCGGCGGCACAGTCGGGAACTCAAATAATATCGCTCCGGGGTCAAATCCTGATCGAGCGCTTGCCATAACAAACACTCTTTTACGTGACTGGGGGACGCCGAAAAATTCGGCACTGAGAGTTCGCCAGACAACGGTACGCGATGGTCCAGACACAGCACCAGCGTTTGCCCACCTTTGCCCTGCTGGCTGTAACGGGCGACGTTCGCCGGCCAGCGCACCGAGAAAATGACCGAATGCATTATCATGACTGTTTAATACCCCTGTAACGTTTTCCCATACGATGATTGATGGTTGTTTGCCCTGCTCCTGGCGGGTTTTATCAATCTGGTCTGCCAGTTGAACAAAGGCGAGCGTAAGCTGACCGCGCGGGTCTTTGAGCCCCTGACGTTTACCTGACAGGCTGAATGCCTGGCATGGCGTGCCGCCTGCGAGGATATCCGGTGCCGGGACGTCGCCGGACTGGATGCGTGCGGCGATTTGGGTCATGTCGCCCAGGTTCGGGACTGACGGCCAGTGATGCGCCAGAACGGCACAGGGGAAAGGCTCTATTTCACTGAACCATGAAGGTTGCCAGCCGAGCGGATGCCAGGCGACGGTAGCGGCTTCTATACCACTGCATACAGAACCGTAGGTAATGGGATTATCGGGTGGAATGTGTTGCTGTCTGTTCCCCACAGGCGTGATTCCTTGTGTATGTGGGGTGCTCGATGGCGCTCGGTGAAGTGATGATGTTGAGTGTCTTACAGCGCGGGCATTTGACCTCTATGAAGTCAAAGCTACTGGCTCTTGCGAGCAGTTTATTGCAATGCCGGCATCTTACGTTATGTGGCATTTATTGCTGCCTCCTGTGTTGCCACTGGAGGGGATAGTATAACTTATCGATCGATAAAAATGATCGAAAAATGGTTATTGATAAACCAAATCGATCATGCTTATTGATTGATAAATATATAAATGATCTAAATTCAATGGGTTACGTTGAAATGAGGACACAAAACGGGTATTGACGAGAAGGATGGACATAATATAATCACCCACATGTGGTAGGTATTTGATTTAGTGCGTACTACATAAAGGGTGCCCCCGCATAGCGCGAACTATGGGGGGTCTGTAAAAACTTCGCATTAATGCTTTACTTTGAGCTCGGTATTAATCCTATGATATTTGTCAGCCTCATGTAAAGCAGATAATGCGTTATGTGAGGTGTTCATCATGAACCAAAATCATGATACTCATGTCAAGCGTGTCTGTACCAAACACAATCATTACTCTAAAGTAATCAAAAATCTTGTTGGTAAAAGCAAATCATCAACAGGGTATTCCCGGTGTGCCAGTTGTGCTCTGGAGGCTGGAATGCTTCAGGCTGCTTTAGGATTACCTAAAGCATCCGCCGAACTAGCCCTTAAATACCTACCTGAAAGTCATTCAGGACTCAATAAAGAACGTGATGCACTGGAAGCCTATAATCTGGGGTATGACTCTTATACTAATCCGGAAGATTTTAATATCGTATCCTGATTAAAGAAAAGATTACCGCCTTTTGGGGCGGCAATCTTTCCGATTTGGCTCTGCCCGAAGTGTTCGCCGTAGGGAAGAGTCACTAATAACCCACTCCAGCCTTATTGGCTGGAGTTTTTCTATTATACACTCCCCGACCGAATAAGCGAACCGCATAGTACATGATTGTGCGTTTCCAGCGTGGTACGCCCAGCACCGTCATTCCGTCCAGGAATATCAGGTCAGCTTCCTTCTTCGTTCTCAGGGCATTGTCGTACATCCAGTCGTGGATAATGGCGGCTTTGGCGTATTTGCCGTCAGGTGGCAGAAATACCCAGAAGATACGCGGCACGCTGGCGAGGTCAGTGATGAAGCCTGCGGGTACGCTGATTACGTCACTGTTGTCGTCGCTCAGGTAAAACTCAAAGGGTTCATGTATCCGCCACAGGTAATGGTCCAGCATTTCCAGAATGGCGGGCGTGGTGAATTTGCTCATTGACGGTTTATACCTGCGGGTGAAATGTTTTTATTTCCCTGTGAGTCATCAGGGATATCCGATGAAAAACTACCGTTTGTCAGACTTTTTAGGGCTGTCTTTCCTGTGTGGGGCAGCCCGTTTTTTTATTTACGCCGTCACCCAGCTTTTTCCGTCCGTTCCTGTCTGTACCAGCGTGGTACTGTGGTCGGTGGTGGTGGATGAGGGCAGGCCGTTAATCAGCACGTTGCCACTGGCGGGCTGTACCGTGATGGTGCCCGCGTTGTTCGCCACTATCTGCACCGTATTACCGGCGCTGATTTTCGCGTCAGGAATCACCACCTTTCCGCCACGTTTACCCGCCGGGAAATACACGTAGGATGACGCATCGGTGTCCTTCAGGGTCAGTGTGGCATCATCCCGGTACACGCTGGCACTGAATGCCGCCAGTTCGATACCGTAGGTGTTGCTGCTGGTAATATCGGTCAGTTGTACCGTGTTGACGGGGGTGTTTGCCGGACAGTTTCGCAGTGTGATATCGCGGCCTTCACCGTTATCAATGTAGAGCGTGGCCTGGCTGGTATTGCCCCCGTGGTATTCCACGCGGAAACTGTGCCAGTCCGTGTTGTACGCGCCGAACGTGCCCATTTTGATATTCTCCGGTGAGGTGTGCGCCATCAGGTTAATGTTCGTCCCGTCCGTCTGGATGAAGAAGTACGCGAGCGCCGGGTGGGTGTCTGTCGTCGTGCCGACAAAATTAATCCCGGCGGGAACGTCCGCCCTGTTCAGCAGCCAGTAGCACGCCAGCGCGTACTGGTTTGCCACCTTCGCCGTGGTGAGCCTGAATTTACACTCCAGTACCCCGCCGTGTTTCAGAAGGTCGGTGCCGTCTGTGACCGGCTGTTCCGCTTTCCATGACTGCTGCGGCGTTTTGGTGATGGCCAGTACGTGTCCGCCTTTACCGTCAGGGTTCGCTTTCGGTGTGAAAGTGCCCCCGCTGACGTTCTTCCAGCCCTGTTGTTGCAGCGTCCCGTCACCGCGTCTGCCGTTGTAGCCCACTTCGTCCACCTTCGGCGTGTAGCTCAGTGTGGCGGCGGTGTCGTTTGTCGCTGTGGTTGCGGCTGTGGTTGTGCCTGTAGCTGTGCCTGTGGCGGGCAGCGCTGAGCCTGACGGGGCAGCCAGCAGACTTTTACGCCCGGCGTACAGCAGAATGGCAGACGCCAGCCGCGCGGGGATGATGTCGCGCCGCGCCCATGAACTGAAATGACTGCCGCGAAGCGAGGACACCCAGTTAGCTGACGTTCTTGAGGCCGAACCGTAATAGTGCGCCGCCGGAATGTCCGGGTCTTCTGCCGGTTCGTTGGTCGGCGTGTTGTGTCCGTTCTCGTCGGTCAGGAACGGCACGAAAAAGACGTTCGGCTCCTGACAGGTTTTATAGGCCCCGTATACCGTGTCGTACTGTGTGGGGTACGTGTTTTTCCAGTAGTACGTGGTGTCCCCGCAAATCCACGGCACATTGTCCGCCTTAAAGTCGGGCATCTGTGCGGCGTGGTCTGCCAGGTCGGTACGGAACTGTTTTACCATCGCCGCAAACTGCGCAGGCTGTTGTGCATAACCGGCGGACGACATGTCAAACTCGCCCTGCATCCAGACCACCGCGAGCAGACGGTTTTTCGGGTTACTGTCCAGTGCGGCTTTAGTACGGCTGAGTAAGTCCTGGTACAGGGGTTTACCCGTACCCCAGCGGGCCGAGGCTTCCGTTGCGCCGGATTTTGCGTTAAACGCGCCGGTGTCGCCCATGGTAAAAGCTGCCCCGCCGCGTGAACAGGGCACCATCAGTATTCCGGCCTCTTCGGGAATGTACGGCAGCAGCTTTTTGGCGATATGCAGCGCCTGGCCCACGGTGCCGTACTGGCCCTTTTTCAGGTCGGCTTTCGGGTGATTCTGTCCGCTCATGTTCTGCACGTCGTGCGGGCAGTGGTCGAGCGGGATAACGTCATTGTACTTGCAGGCCGCGCCGCCCGGCGTCACCGTGGCACGGCGTGCCAGTTGCTTAATACGCGGGTGTGGCGCGTCCAGGGTGTCCGGCAAGGGTAAGCCCTCACCGTAGGCCATCATGTTGGACTGCCCGGCGACGGGGATGACGAAATAGTATTCCGGCGCTTTGGGCGCGGCGGGTGTCACCGGGGCGGCACTGGTTGCCGGCGGTGTGGACGTCCCCGCCTGAGGCAAAGCCATCACGCCCGGATTCAGGGGAATGAAGCTGGTTATCCCCATGCGGGAAATATCAACCCTGGGGGAGCCTGATACCGCCCTGACCCACAGACGGGTGGCGGTTTTCAGGTGGGTAAAACATTCCGGGAATACCATTGCGGTTGTATCATCTGACGGCATGGACGATGATTCACAGAACGCTACCGTCCCGCCTTCGATTCTGATACTGAACTCCCCGGCCGCATTGGCGAATATTTCCCATGACGTACCAATCATTTTTTCACCTGCCATTACTGAACAATATAATCGTTATTCTGGCTGAATAATGTCAGTGCGGGGAATTGCGGTATATCAGAAAAAAGACGGGGAAATACCGGAATGAATACCATAACAGACGGGGCAGCCATTAACCCCGTCCGGTAACGTTTAGTTATTATCCCCCCAGCCCACCGGATAATCCAGAACAGCTTTGACGTCGGTGAGTTTATCCACGGTTTCCTTCATGGTGCGCTGGCGCATGTGGATTTGCAGACCTTTGGTGAACATCGCCTGGTCAATGGCGTCACTGAGGTTTAATAATTCACCTGCGGTCACCGGGACATCGTTATTATCAGCGTCAGTCCAGATAAAACCAGCCGGTAATTTGTTGGCTTTTGCCATTTGAACGGAGAGGCTTAATCGCTCCTGAGTGGTTTTACCGTAGTCCCAGTTGTGATTGTTAAACCGGAATACATAATTCATATTCTCCTGAATATTACGCCAGTCGTTAATTTCGGTGTGTTTCTGGGTCAGGGCAGTATTTAAATCAGCCACCCACTTACCGTTTTCGAATTTATCGACTGGTGATGCGGGGGCCTGTGTGGTGGTGTTTTCCGGTAAAGGTCCGGCTTCGGAGATATAGATCTGATTGCCGGTTGTTGTGTCGTAAACCGTCTCGCCGCGGTGATCCTCCTGCAGACTCCATGTTTGGGTTCCAGCGTCAAATACAGCAATATGACTGGCGGGAATATCAGGAGGGGCGATATCAGTACAGTTTGCCGGTAGTCCTGTGTGCGGCGGAATATACGCATCGCCCGCGCCAATAAATTCGTTAGTATCTGAACGGAGATTAAATATTTTAATTGTCTGTGGTTCGTTACTCATTTTAAAAGCCATTACGCTAACCTCACAATATAGTTAAAGGCGATGTTTTTAACCGTTGTCTCGACGTTCCCTTCCGCGTCCACAATCACAACGTGCCCGTGCGGGCCGATATACATTGTATGTCCATGCGGGCCAATCCAGGTGGTGTGAGTGTGGTCGCCAGCAACTTTAGTCCACGCGCCACCTCCGGTTAAGAAAGAAGTATGGTTGGAGTCTCCCCAGTATGAATTTACGTAACTCCCGAATTCGTGGGCGTGACCACCGCCTGAGCTGGAACCCTTCGTGCCGTAGTCAAATGATGAGGTACTCTTCGTTCCGAGGTCAGTATCGAGCGCCCGCGCGGTGTGCGTGTGTGATTTGTTGCCATCCATCTCCTGAGAGAGTACTGCGCGCCCGCTGGCGGGCTTGCCTTTAATTGTCCAGCCGCGCATATCCGGAATAACACCGGACGGATAAGCCCGCGCCAGTAACGGGTAAGCAGATGTATCAAACGTCTGCCCCTGCATAATGGTGTAACCAGCAGGGATATTGTCAGACGGCCAGGCTATTGCCGACCCGACAGGATTCAAATCCGGGGGGACAGGAGGTGGATTCAGGGAAGTATAGAACATCGCCCATTCTGACCACTCAGCGTCGGCGGTATCTCGGTGGCTGCGAATATATGCTGGCGCTGGCGCACCGTTAACCCCGCTCCAGCCAATGAGGATTTCCCCGTCACCGGTTCCGGTCAGTCGCAAAACATTCCCGTATTGCGTTGGATAACCGTTATTGTAAACCTCGCCCATTATCAGGCCGCTATCGCTGCCTCTTGTCGTTCCCGTCAGTGCCGGAAGCGCGCCGCATGATGCCAGTCTGTTCGCTGCAACAGCAGTACCTTCGGCAGGAAGCGCTCCGACATCTGCCGGTCCGAGGCTGTCTTTGGTGGCAAGCCGTCCCAGCCCCAGATGGCCGCGTGCGGCGGCCTGTGCTTCTGCGCCGGCATCAAAAATCTCTTTCAGGTTGTTTGCCTGCATACAGGCATTTGCCGTAATAATGGCTTTAATGGACAGGGTGAGTTGATCCAGCTTTCCTTTGTCCGGTTTTATTCCGGCCTCGCTCAGAATATTCAGCAATTCCGCCTGCAGGATATTGAGCCAGTCCTGACCAATCCAGCTTATCCCTTTATTTTTATCCCCCTCGGTAAACCAGGTCGGTGTGTTGCTGTTTGCGGGTGACAGCGCCGGCATCGTCGGCGAGCCTGAGTTGTTATCAACGTAAAACATCGTGACTCCTTACCCGTGAGGCTGACTGCTTTCATAGACGTAACGAAACGTCTGCCACGCCGGTTTATAGCGGTTCAGAATGCATTCGAGCGCGCTGGCATCATAAATACGCAGCGGCGTTAAAATGTTGTCCAGGACGTTCATATGCCGGTAGCCGGTGGTGGTTCTGACATTAATAATGCTCACCCACTGCGACTCCGGGGATGGCTGAATATCGATATCAAACCCGAATCCCGCCGCCAGCCGGATATAAAACTCACGGTTAAGCGACGGCTTCATCCGGTACTTGTTGCCGGCATAGCTCTGGCGCTCCTGCAGGCTGGCTCCGGTCATGTCACATTCAGGCAGCCCCAGAAATCGCTCCCAGTCATCCAGCAGCAGGCGCGAGCGGTCAGGGAATCGCTCATCGAGCAGTTGTTGCCCCGTCCAGTCCACGCGGGCCGTGGACTGACTCAGACCCAGACACAGCGCCGCCAGCGTGGAATCCGGTGATTTATTCCACGCCAGCCCGTCAGGGAGCAGCTGAAGGAGGGCGCGCTGGTGCGGGGGCATTGTCTGTGTCACAGCCATGTGATATCCCCCACGGTAAGCAGTTCCGTTGCACCGGCGCTGACGGACGCCAGCGGCGACCTGAGCTCGAAGTCGTTCAGCGCCTTCACCCCGGCAACCGCCCGCCAGAACGCCGAGGGCAGAATAATCCCGCCGGGCTTCGCCTCGTTGTAGAGCAAATCAACCAGCGCCTGTCTGACCGCCGCCTGGTTCTCCGGCGTGTCGGGCGCAATCTTTATCTGAAACGCCACCGGGTGATTGGTGAGCTTAAAGGTCTTCACCACCGGCCCCAGCGCCTGACCAACCGGCTCACCCGTGGCCGGGTCAGGGTGCGATTTGATGTACTCCGCCACGCGGGCCACGTCCCCCTCGCCGGGGAAAATGTCCGGGTTATTGTCCAGGACAAACGTCACCCCCAGACTGCCCGCCTGCGGCCATTCCGGCAGACACCAGGCGCGGGTCACACCCGGCACTTCACGCGCCCAGCGCTCAAAGTCGTATTTTGTGCCGCCTGACGGCGGGTACTGCACGCGAAACACCAGCCGGGAAAGCAGTTCCGGTACGGACTCCACGTCTGCGCCGCCGGTAAGACCCGGCCCGGTGACGGTGGCCGTCTGCACAATCCCCGCCTGCGGGGTGATAAACGTCAGCAGCGTCCCCGCCGGCGCGTTGCCGGCTGCACCCGCGTCAGCCGCCTCCAGGTCAACCGTCAGCGTACCTGCGCCGGCATTTTTTGACGCCGTGATGTGATAAACCACGCCGTCGCCGCGCTGGAGCTGCGTGCCGGCCCCGGCGGTGGCCGCACCGGTCAGGGTCAGTTGTACCGGACCACCGGCGCGTGAGGCAGGCTTGCGGACGATGCCCCACCACGCACAGTGTTTCAGCAGTTCAGCCTCGTCGGCGTCCGACGGGATAATCTGGCGGGCAATCCAGGCCAGGTGCTCATGCTCCTGGGCGGACAGGCCCGCCTGGGCGTAACCGATGGCGTGCAGCGTGGTGTCCTCCAGGCCCGGCAGCGAGCCCGCCAGGCGCTGGCTGATATCCTGCTGCGTCTGGTTAATCAGCTGTGCCAGGGAGACAGGTTGATATGGCATTTAAACCCCTTTTAAATCCGCTTCAAAAATCATCGGGCGACGAGCGCCGTCAGGCATAACCAGTGACACCGAAAGCCGCAGGCGGTCATGCGCCACGCGTGCGGCCGTACAGGTGACAGACGTCACCAGCCCCGCCGGTTTCAGCCAGGCCAGCGCCTCGTCCGCGTACGCCGCCGTCCTTTCCACAACGGACGCCAGCGTCTTTTCACGACTGAGCAGCCACAGGCGCGAGCCAATGGGACGTTTACGAAAACTGTCCGCCCACCATCCGCGCCGGTCAGTGGTGCCGTCCGGCACCGGGTCAGACGGCTGCGCGCGGCGGTCGGTAAAGAGCGAGATAATGACGGCGGTTTTAATACTGTCGTCCGTCAGCAGGTCGGGGCCGTTCAGCACCAGGTCGCCGTGGCCGCTGCGCCAGACAATCGCCACATCAGCCATTCTGCGGGCCTCCCGTATTGCTGCCACGCCCGTTCTCGCGGTGGGTATGGCCGCTGTAGGTCACGCCGGCAATGGTGGCGTCTGACATGGTGAAATGGCCTCCGGCATTCCCTGTACCGTCCAGGGCCAGATTGCCCTGAATATGGGTGTTCTGTTGCACAGTGAGATTCTCCTGCACCGTCAGGTTGCCGGTAAAGGTGCCCTCCGGGCTGTCAAACAGGATATGGTCGTCAGCGTACACCTCCAGCGTTTTACACGTCAGGATGGCGCGGCCGTCTTTTGTCAGGCGCAGGCGATGACCTTCATAGTGATAGATACCGCTGTCGCCGTCGGGAAGTCCCGTCGGGCGGTAGCGTTTATCCTCAACGACCAGAATCACCGCCTGGTCGCGGTCACCCATCAGGCAACCAAAAAAGGTCTCCGCCCCCGGCAGCGGGACACTAATCTGCCCGTACTGCTGCGGACGCTCCACATCGTCAAACGTCTCGCCATCAAGCGACGTCATCTGCGCGTTCTGCATTTTCAGTCCGTCGCTGGTACCGGTCAGAATGCCGCGCCCGAACAGCAGGCGGACGCCGCGCATCAGGGGGGCCAGCATTCTTTGAAGAAGCTCGTCATTCATCATCGAACTTAATCCCCTGTTTCTTCATCTGCTGCAAAATCCAGGCGTCAACACCGCCACCTTCGCCGCCGGTACCGCTGCTGTCCGGCTCTGCCGGCACAATGAAGCCATCGCGCGGGGCCAGCGTCAGGCGGGTCACTTCACCTTCCCTGCTGTTGAGCGTGAACGCCACCTGGCAGACCAGTAAATCGCGCCTGTCCACGTTCACGCGCGGGGCAATAACGCGGGTCAGCAGGTTCACGTCCCACAGGGCGCCGTTCTCCCGGAACCAGCCCTGCACCGTGGCGACAAAGCGCTCCGAGCGGGCGACAGCCCGGCGCTCCTCGCGGATGGCCCGCTGCCGCGCACCGTCTGCGGTGATTTTATGGTCGGCGAGAATGACCTTCGGACGGTAGCGGGTGACAGCCTTATCGTCCGTTGCGCCTTTGGGGGCGGCCAGCAGCGCCGCCGCTTTAGCCTCGCCCTTATGACCACCACCCCCGCCGTGGCCTTTGACCAGGTACTCGCTGTAACGGTTGCGCCAGTCACCGGTAAAATCCGCATCCAGCAGGTTCTTTCCCAGCTCCAGGGTATCGGTCTGCTGACTGCCCGCCTGAGTAAACACCAGGTCGCCGTCGGCGTTACTGGTGACCAGAACGCCACGGTGACGGGCCGCCCGGGTCAGCGCATCGCTGACCGTCTCGGACAACTGCAGGGTGAAAGTGGCAAAGGGTTTCGCGGCCGTGGCGTCGTCCACCTGCCAGATAACCCGGATACCAAAGGGCCTGCACAGGTCGCCGGCAATCTGCTCCAGGGTGCGGTTATGCCACTGGCTGCCCTTAAAGACGGCGGAGCAGTCCACCAGGTCGCCGGTTTTGTCGCGACCGCTGATACTGATTTTGTTACTGGTGGCGGTGATTTTGTGCTTCACGGTATCGGGGTAGCCGGTAATCACCGTCACGCCGTTAATCTGTAATGTCAGCGGCTTACCCGGGGTGATGCCGTCCGGGACGGGCTGACCGGGCATCATTAATTCCAGCTCAAAGCTGCCGGCAAGATGCTCCAGCGAGCGCCGCACGCTGACCCCCGTCCAGCCGGAAAAGACCTTCCCGCTGATAAACAGCTCCACGCGGCTACGCATTGATTACCTCCACCACCGACCCGCCCGGCACAAAGAGCGGATGCACCACGCCGTTACGGCGGACAAACCGCTGCCACTGCGTGCTGTCACCGGTCGCCCGGTAGAGCGTCACCAGGGCCGGCTCCGTTGTGCGAACGGCGACGGACGAGACGCCCGGAAGCCGTATCCCGCGCGTGGTTAAATCCTCAACCAGCGCCAGACGGGCTTCACGTAACGCCAGCGCGGTGCGGGTATACCCCTGACCGGAAAATGCCAGTACCTGCGCATCGAGGGACTGACCGAGCGTGTGACTGACCGCCTGTACGTCTGCGGCGCTCTGGAGTAACGGAACGGTTACCGGGGTGTCTGTTGTCGCGCCGGCGTCTGCCGGCATGGCTGACTGCGCGACGGCAATCGTCAGAAGTTCACCCGCCGTCTGCACCTGAGCCAGAATAACGGCACTTTGCATGACCGACTGAATCAGACGGATATTCGCCTGCGCCGCCGGCGTCAGGCCGTTCAGGTCACGCCGCCTGTCCTGTATCACCAGCGTGTCATGAAACGCCGACAGCGCCTGATACAGTTGCGTCCCGCCCTGGCTTCTTACCGCCTCATCCGGTGTGGTGAGGCTCCCGGCAGGCGTAACACCGGCAGCGATACCCGCGTCCGGCGCTGACGACTGTCCCGTACCACGGACACCGCCAGACCGGGGGCGTTTTTTACCGCCCAGCAGGGACAGTGACGGCAGTGAGGGCAGCGCAATCAGGCCACTGAACACGCCGGCGAACTGTTGCGCCATGCGTAACGGACTGGTGATAAGCGCGGTGATATTGCCCTTCATGGCGGAAAAAGAGGCAGCAAAGGCGCTGATATCCTGCATGATACCGACGCTGCTGACCGTGTTTTCCAGCGCGTCAATCTTCCCGCTGACGGTATCGGCCATCGCCTGCAAATCGTGAAGGTTGTCAGACACCACCGCCCAGCCGTCCGCCAGCGTGTTAAAGACACTGTTAAGACCGCCGCCTGCTTTTGTGGCAAGCATCGCGGCCGTGTCATTCTGCATCTGCGGGGCGGTGTCGTTTGCCTGTGGCGTGGCGCTGATCGTGAACTCCACCACGCGCTGTTCAGACACGTTATAACGGCTTTCAAAGCTGTCTATAAGGACATTCAGCGTGCCGTAATCGGGGTGAATCAACTCTCCGGTCCCCGGCGCATACAGCGCATCACGCAGCGCCTTACGCTGCGCCTGCGCGTCATCACCCTGAACAATCACCGTGAAGGTGAACGCCGGCAGTTTAGGGCCGAGGTCGTCGGCCCCGCCGGATTCTCGCAGCGGGTACTCACGCTTAACGATGTTACGACCGCCGCGCTCGCGCTGCTCCTTATAGACAAGGAAGGGCACATTGCGGAAGCTGCCTTCACCCGTAAGGGACATAGTTACCTCCGCTGTAGAAATTCATGTCAAGACCGAAGGGATCGGAGTCATCAATATCAATACTGCGGGCCTGCCAGCCTTCCGGCGCAATCAGCTCCACGCGGGCGGCGGCTTTCTGTACTGCCTGACCGCTGTTGTCGTTGCTGCCCGTGATTTTCTGGTACGCGTCAGTGAGCCAGCCGCCGAGGTAATCACCGAGATAGCTGCCGACCGTGGAACCAACAACAGCCCCCACACCACCCGCAAGCGCACCTAATGCGCCACCGGCAACCGCACCTATCCCGGAGCCGACCGCCGCCCCCTTGTCGTGCGCGGACGCCTGACTGTCAAGCAGCGTGGGTGCCGCCAGCAGGGCCGCACCGAACGCGCCGCCGCCGAAGCGCCCTAAAAACTTACTGCCTTTACCGAGCCAGCCCGCCACTTTACCCAGCCCCAGCTTGCTGCCGGCAGCGGAAAGCAGGCTGCCGGCCTTGCTGAGACCGGGAATTTTGCCGAACCAGCCGCCGACGCGGGACGCCATGCGCCCGAAGAAACCTTTTTTCGCCGCACTTTCGGCCAGTTCTTCACCTGCCGTGACCACGGTCGACACACCGCGCCCTTTGCCGGGGCCTTTCCGGGTGCGACGGTTGCGGCGCTTTTTGCCACTGCCGCCGTCCTCAGTCAGGGTATTACCACCATTGCCTCCGGTGCCGGCCAGTGCACCCGCCGGCCAGTTGGTCACAAACACCGGCTGCACCGCAGCGGGATTGACGCCGGAGAGGAAATTCATGAAGCGGCCACCGCGTCCGGGCAGTTCGCCCGGCATAACGGGCTGGCGCTTGCGGAAGGGGGATGTAACCGCGCCAACGGTGGCAAGCGTGTAGCGCAGTGGGGTGGCCCCAAGCCGGAGCGCGCCCATGCCGACGGCCCCGGCCATACGCAGGGCGGTACGGGCGGCATAGACCAGCAGCAGGTATTTGGCGAGGGTTTTTGCACCGCTTGCGATATTGTCCAGGGTTTTGCCGTAGCCGTCGTCACGCAGTTGTTTTAACGCCTGGCGCGCGGCTTTGATTTTTTCAACAAGCCAGGTCACGGCATCCTTTGCAGACAGGAACGCCGTCAGCATTCCCTCGCCAACATCCTTCGCCAGCCCGTCAAACTGCCCGGATTTCTGCATGTCGGCAACGGTATCGAGGATGCCGTTCATCTGGGTTTCCAGGAACTTAAACGGGCCGGTATCCATGACCTGCTGTGCAAACTGTTCCCAGTCCGACTGCATCCGCATGACCATACCCGTCCAGGTGCCGGATGCCACCTTAGCAGCACCTTTAGCCTGTTCCTGTAATGTCTGGAAGAGTAATTTTATCGCTTCCGGCCCCAGCTTGCCTTTTTCGCCCAGCTCCCGAATCACACTGGCTTTGGTGTGCAGCTTCTCAGCCAGCACCTGATAGGCGTTAATGCCGTAACCGGAGAGCTGGTTGGCATCCTGTCCCTGGATCTTGCCGCGCGCGTACATCTCGCGCAGTTGCAGGGATGCGCCTTCAATCTGTTGCTTGTTCCAGCCGTGACGGCCGGCCTGGTCTTCCAGCATATGCACGTATTTACGCGACTCGGCATCACTCATCCCGTAACCGCGCGTAACGGCATATTCTTCCAGGATCTGGCTCATACTCCAGGGGGCTTCCTGGGTATTTTGCCGGGCCCACTTTATGGTGCTGTCCGTGGCAGCCGCGTCACCGTGATTTAACGAGGTGATTCGGGTTTTAAAATTCTCCATATGGGACGCGGGATCGAGAAACAGCCGTTTGAACCCGTACACCGCTGCGCCACCGGTCAGCAGACCGTAGAGGTGGGTCAGCTTACCGAACGCGCCTTCCGCGCTCAGTTTCAGGCGGTCGAGATCTGCCGAGACCGCATGAATGCCGCCGCGCATCCCCCGGAATGCCTGGCGCATCCGAGAGCTGCTGGTCTCAGCCTCACCGCCCAGACGACGCACGGCCGTCCCCACGCCGCCGAGGCCGCGCTGGCCGGCGTGCGAAAACGCACCCAGATCCTGCGACCACTGGCGGGATTTTGTGGAGATATTGCCGAGTAAATCGACAATCAGCGAGGCTTTCAGGTTTTTCATCGGCGGTTATGCGTCACGTGTTCTGTCGTTTAATGATTTTTTCTGCCTGTCTGCAGTGCCGGTAAAGCCGCGATAAGGGAAGGCTCATGGCCCACTGCGGGCCGCCTTTGGTCACCATCCCCAGCACGATCGCCGCTTCCTCTAACTCATTCCGGCACCGCGCCCAGTCGCCCCTTGTCACCTGCCAGCTTTCCGGCCAGCGCCGTATCGCGCAGGTTAACCGCCACCATCAGGCGGGAGAGGTCACGCTCGCTCAGTTGCCCGATTTGCAGCATCGAGAGCGGCCCCTCGATTTCGCCCACAGCGGCAATCTGGCGGCGCAGCAGCGCCACGCCGCGCAGTGACGGGGAGGCAATCAGCATCGGCCCGTTACGGGTCTCGATATAACGCTCGGCCTCAGCCTCGGCGTCGATACTGTCTTTGGCGGACAGTTCGCGGAAGGTGACGCGGTACTCGCGCCCCTCACCGAACGGCAGGCCGTCGAGCAGGTCAACGTAACCGCTGGCAAGCTGCTCCGTCAGTCCGGCCGTGCGCGGGTCGTCGCCGTCCAGCGCCTGTTGAATGGCGGCCAGTACCGCCCGATCGTCATCTTTCTTTACCGGTTTTTTTTGTGTCTTTGCGGCCATGTCTTACTCCTTACTGCACGCGGGTGCTTTTTGCGCTGGCGAACTTCGCGGAGATTTCGCCGTTAGCGGCAAGTGATGCGGGCTCCGAACTCCACGCCTGTGTCATCATGTGAACCTCGCCGGTGTCGGCGATAAATTCAATGGTGACGCTTGTCCAGGTGTTGATGGCCGCACTGTCCGGGGAATCATCACCCCCGGCGGGGAACTTGCATTCCAGCGTGGCCTCTTTGGCTTTCTGGTTATAGCCGTACACTCTCGCCCCCTTGACAACAGCGCGCTCGTAACCCGCCGGCGTGAACGTCGCGCCTTCCAGTGTGGCGTACTCACGGCCATTCACACGAATGGTCGCCACGCCCTGATACTGATTTCCAGCCATTACTCACCTCACAGAATGAAACGAAGCTGTGCGGCGAAGAACCGGAACTGGTTAACCAGGTCAGGCGTACACAGCACATCAAGACGGTTGCGGTTGCTGGCGTTGCGCTCTACCAGCAGGTTCTTTTTGAACGTATCCAGGTTCTCGACCAGCCCCTGATCCACCCATTCCTCACCGAGCGCGATAAGCTGCAGCGACATAATTTTGGGTGTCACAATCGGCTGACCCGGTGCTACCGGCGTGTCGTCGTCGGCCAGTTTGTGGCGCGGGAAACGCTGCGTGACGAAGGTGCGCAGGGAGTAGCGCAGGTACGACAGCGTGTAAATGGTCTCAACGTCGAGATAGCTGGGATCGGGGTCGCCGTACTTATTGACGCGGTACATCGTCACCTGGCGCTCAATCTGCACCACGTCGCCGGCAGCCACGGTGACGGTCGCAATCCCGCCGTGCAGCAGCAGGTTACGCTCCTCGCGGGTCAGACGGTCAGCAGACTGAGGCGCCAGGCGTGAGGACACCGCCAGCGTCTGGAGCGGCCGGGCCGGGTCAGTGGACAGCGACGGCGCGCAGGTTGCGCAGACCGACGCCGCCCAGATGTAATCCGGTTCGGGGGCTTTGGGAACGGCGCTGCAGGTGAACAGAAAATCGTTGCGGGACTCGCCGAACGCGGTGATTTCGCCCTGGGTGCCGGTGTGCGCCATCCACACCGCGCCGTCGGACATTTTGACCGGCCCCCAGCGTTTAAGCAGTTCAGCGCTGAGCACGTTCAGGTTTGCCTGGTCTTTGTACGGCATCACCACATAGTTGTACTGTCGCTCGCCCATGTTCGCGACGCTGCGGGTGATATCCGGGTTAGCGGCTTTTGCTGCCGGCGGCGTAATCACCACCGTCAGGCCGTCCGGCGTGGTCTCACCGTCGTAATAGTTCAGGCGGATATCATGTGCGGCACACTCACTGATAAAGCGGGCGGTCAGCGACACCACGCTGGCATCAGCCCCCACGTCAGCGCCGGCGGGCGCCGCTGACACCGCCGTAAAGGGCGCGTCGCGATCGGCATTAATCAGCGCGGCCAGTTTGTCGGCGAGGGCTTTACCTTTCTGACCGCCGGCGACGACCACCTGATAGCGGCGCCCACCCACATAAACACTCAGTACACCATCACCGGTGGCCGTACCGCTCAGCGTCAGGCTGCCGGCATCGGCGTTACCCGTCCCGGCCCCCTGAGCAATCACGTACAGTTCAGTGTCCGGGTTGATGGCGATAAACTCCCTGACCATCCAGGCCAGCATGGAGCCTCGCCCGAACAGGCTGACGGCCTGAGCGTCGCGGGTAATGCGCACCGGGGTATCCAGCGCACCTGTACCATCGACCTTACCGTCCTTCAGGTTCGCCTGGCCGAACATCAGTACCCTCTGGTGCGGGGCGGGTGTCCCCACCACGGCCATGGAGTTGTCAAATTCAATCTCAACCAGGGGAATACGGTTATCGCTCTGGATCTCATTAAAGGTCATGCTTTTTTCTCCACGGCGTCAGCGTCAGTCGCTTTAGCTTTTCCGGCGGTGACGGCGGGTGCCGCGTTTGGATCGAACTCGATCACATCACCATCATCAAACCGGCGGCACCAGTACGGGGTGAAGGGCTTTTCTTCACCGTCAGGTTGCAGGAATTCCAGCGTGTCGGGGTCGCGAACCATGCGCCCCGGCGCGGGTTTAATAAAGAAGGTTTTCATTTACTCACTCCCGGAAGCTGGCTTGCTTTCCGATAAATCTGCACCACAGCAGGGGCATCGCTCACTGTCGTCACCCCTGGCCTCCATCAGTATGCGCACCAGATCGCGCTGAATTTGATTCACCCATTCCCCGGAGACAAAAGTAATGCCCGATGAAGGCACGCAAAACGCGTTGATGTCAGTCATAGCAAAATCACTCCAGTAAACAGGAACCAGCCCCAGCCGGCGTGACCTGTTGCCGCAATAAAGAAAGCGAACACGAAACAAAAAAAACTCAGGTCGTGTTTACTCATGTTCAGGCCCCGGCAGGTCGATATGCGCCTCAAACGGGGCCGTTCCGTCAGGCTCGCCGAACGTCTCGTAATGGCGCAGGAAGTCGTCGAGCGTGCTGATATCGGTCAGCGGGTCGATGATCTCCTCACAGGAGAAATAGAGGGCGTAGAGCACCACCCCGGACGTCCCCTGCGCCACGCTGTACAGATTGGTCGCTTTCTCAAACGCCAGCGGCGAGGCGGAGCCCGTCTTAAAGCCCGTCATCCCCGATAACAGCACCGCCACCATCTGGTACAGCCCGATACGGTTTGTCTCGCGCCCGTTTAACATGCTGCCGACCACATAGAACACCCAGTGACTCACCATGCGGTTACGCGTGCGCGGTTCGCCGGCACCGAGCCACGCCACATAAACGGCAGGTGGCGTCAGCATCAGCTTTTTGAGGGTGGCCTCACTCCAGTCGCCCGGATGGGTATCCACTCTTTTAAGGCGGTTGCCAAAGAGAGCCCGGATGCGTTCCAGATAAGCGGCTTCGGTATCGGCAATCATATAAACCCCTTCTGGTTACGCCCGAACACCGGCGCTTCGGCCTGCATTTGCGGCAGGTCATCAGACGCCGGCGCGCTGCCGTCCCTGTCCACCCCGATCGAAATGCTGCCGTTCTTCACCTCACGCAGCCAGGCCAGCGCCTCACGGTAACGATCGCGTGCCTGGTCGGTGGCCTGCTGGTCGCACAGGTAATAAAAGGCAATGGCGCAACAGTGCTGAACCAGCACCTGCGGCACCACGGCCAGCGGCAGGTCGTAGCGCGTCGTCAGATAGCTGTCTGCCAGCGCGCCGGCATCGCTCAGCGCCTGCGAGAGCTTCTTCTCATTAAGCGTGTCTGAGCCGGGCTGAAACAGCAGCGTATCGAGGCCGTCATAGCGGTCGCGCATATCCTGCGCACTGGCGTACAGCATTACGGGCGCGCCTGACGCGCCGCCCAGGCGGCGTCCACCTGTGCTTTGGTGACGGGCTGGCCCAGCTCGTCGCTGACGGCTTTCACACCCGGCACGCCGGATTTGGTGAAGGTCTGCGGGTCAGCGCGGGCAATCAGCACATCAATCGCGGCGTTGATTTCAGCGGCCGTCACATCACCGCCTGCATTGACAACATCCACCAGGTTTTGCACACCCGCCCCACCAGATGGCGCGGCTGCCGACTGAACCGACACCACAATGAGGCATGGGTCAGCCTGTAGGATATCGAGCGTGGACCCGGGTACATTCTCCAGGGTCTGTTTACCACGCATAAAACGGATACCGGCGCGAATGTAGCGCTCGCGTGGACAGCGAACCTCAACGAGGAAAAAACCTGACTGAGAAACCGGGGTATCCCCGCCAGCGCTCTGATTATCTGTCGCCTCACCCGGCACAACGGCGTTGTTTTCCTGTTCTGACATGACACTTTTACCCCCTTTGAAAACGGTTTACAGGCGGGATGAACCCGCCGTGAAACGGGTTATGCGGTAGCGGCAGTCGCCGCCGGCATCCAGTTCGCGACAACCAGTGAGACCTTACCCTTGAGTTCGTTGGTGGTGGTGGCCCCGTCATCCACGGTCAGCTCGCGCTCAATCAGTTTGGTGGCAACCTTCTCAAGGGACGGCGGCACCACCAGAACGGACGGACGCAACCCCAGCGGACGGCCACCGTCGGCCTTACGGTCAGTAATGGACTGCCATGCCTCCCAGAACATGTCGCTGTTGAGCGGGGCTTTCATCATCTGCGCCATCTGCCAGAAGCCGTAACCGACGTTAGAGCGCAGGGACGCACCGAACACAATCTGGTTATCGGTGAAGGTTACGCCTGTTTTCGGGTCGGCCTGCATCACCAGCTCAGGATTGCGGCGGTTCTGGTAAATCAGGGGTTTAATCACGCGGGTACAGTCCATCAGATACCAGCCGGGGCCGGTATAGTCGGTCGTGGCACCGGCGGCGCCCACTTTTAAGGTGAACAGGTTAGAGACCGGCACCATTTTTCCGGTACCGTCGACCTTCTCATAGACCGGGTGCTCCGGATCAAAGAAGTTCTGACCGTCATAGCAGGCGGTTTTGTCGGCGTTCGCCAGCGCCTGGAAGACCAGCTCATCCGGGAAGCAGCCCGCCGCGCGGCCCATTTCCTGGAAGATGGGAGAGTAGATACCGAGAATGTCGTCATCAAAATCGTCGCGGGAAATCGCGACCGTGTCTTCCCAGGTTTTGTTGGTGATGGAATACCCGTGCGCCGCCATCTGCTGCATGACACGCGTCCCGATCCACTCGCGGAAGTGCGGGAACTGGCCCAGCCAGCCAAAGGTGTTGGAACGTGTGTTCGACGTGACGGTCATCGCAATCTGTTTGTACTGCGAGGCCGCCATCCCCAGACCGTTCTGGAAGTCAGACTTATACCCCGTAAAGAGGGCTTCAATCATGGCGGGGGTGGTAGGTGTACTCATGGGTTAACCCCTTTGGCTTTAAGGAACTCTTCCTCGGTCTTGCCGAGCATTTTCATTACCTGGATATCCTCCGCAGACAGCGCGGCAGATGCGGTTTGTTTTTTCGGTGCCGGCAGCGTGTCCGTCTGTTTTGCCGTCAGGGCGGCAATCGGCTGACGGGCATCCAGTTGGGCGGACAGTGCCGCCACGCCAATCTGACGACCGAGACCTTCGTAGTAGCTGCGCTCGGACTTAAACACGCGCCCCTCGGTTTCGGCCTTATCCAGCACCTGCTCAAGCGTGGTGGTGCCGTGTTCCGCCGACAGGGTGACGTACTGCGTGCGCAGGGCGTTATAGGTCTCAACCGGAACGAACTTCGTCAGGTCAACGTCGCCGGTTGCGGTGGTGTTCGCCTGTTTTGCGGTGTCCAGTTCAGCAGACAGCGTGGCGACCTGCGTTTTCAGCTCGTCATGCTTACCCGCTTTTGCCTGAATATCCGTCAGCGCCGACAGGGCCGCCGTACCGAGTTCCGGCGTCAGTTCACCGTCATCAGGCATGGTCAGGCCGAGCGCCGCCAGTAACTGGCGTAATTGCTCATTCATGGGGGTTAACTCCATTGAGGGGGTGGTTACATAGAGGTCGTCAGCGCTGAGGGCCGCGACGGACTTCATACCGGTAATGGCCGGATCGTTCGTCAGGGACGCAATACGGATGGACACCGGTTCGCCGTTATCCACGTAATACTCCAGCTTCGCCGAGAGATAGGCGTACTCCAGATCGTCGATATGCTTCTGCGCCTGCGGCGTCCAGACGGGCTTAATAAAAATGCCCTGGCCTTCGCGCCACTCCACGCTGTCTGACTTAACCCAGCCGGCAGCGACGGCCTTGATGCCTTTTTCCTGGGCGATTTCGGAGTGGTGGTCGTAGTCAATCAGCAAAGGCTGTTTAAGGGCGGCAAGGTTGGCCTTGATGCGCTCACAGGACGCTTTATTAATCAGCCAGCCCGCAGCAGGCTTTTTCGGTCTGCCGTCGCGGGCCCTGACGCGGCCGGCCGGCAGCAACTGGCACCATCCGTCACCGGATGATGCCAGTGAAGCCGAGAGAGCCGCGGTCTCTGTGCGGCGCGGTGCGCCTGTCGTTTTTAAGGTATTCGTCGTCATGACCGGAATCGTAGAGCGGTCAGGCGAGGGGGTGGGTTTGCGGTAAATCAGTAAAAAACAGGACAGGAAAAATGGATCGCACCGATGATCCATTTTCAAACCGTTTCAAAACACTTTCAAAAATCGCTGTGGGCTTTCAAAAAACTGTCGGAGTACGATGGCATACCCCGAACCTTACGACGCCGCCACGGCCTTCTCAAAGCGTTTTTTGATGAGGTTCAGGATCTCCTTCTCAGCGACCTTATCAAACCCCATATACGGACGCGCCGGAATAGCCGCCGGCCCCGGTCGCATATCCGACGTGCCACCCCACTGGTGAATGGCGGCGCAGGGCTCGTTCGAGCCAATCAGGGCATACGTATCGCCGTAGTCAGTGGTCATTTCACCGGCAAGCTTGCCGTGCAACGTCAGGATTTTACCAGGAACATAACCGTGCTTTGTGCGCCACGCCCGCCACGGCTCTGACCATTCATGCCAGTGGTCACCATCAGGCTCCCTTTGTTGTTCGAAGGCCATTTCAGACGACGACAGCAGGCTGGCCGCCACGGAACGGGTCAGCCCTTTACCGTCATCCCCCATCGCCTGCAGTTCCAGAAACACGCGCTGCAGGCGCTTAACGTCGATAACAACGGCTAAATCAAGTGACATGTTGCTCCCTCAGCATAAAGGCGATAAAATAACCAAAGGTCGGTGTACTCTTAACTGGTAAAGCGGCACTCGTCAGAACAGCAGCCCTGACGGGATGTATATGTGGGTTCGACCCCCACCATCGACCTACAACTTCCCTTCCAGCAGTTCGAATTTACCTCCCCTGACACCATCCTCCAGTGTATGTTTACTGACCCTGTAGACATTAATGACTACATCTAATTTATCCGGCTGGCGTTTGATCCCATAGGGCGCATTGACCACGATTTTTGCCGTGCCGTCGCGGGTTTCAACGATATACATCAGATTACGATGCACCTTATCCCACAGCACAGCCTCCGGGTGTGCCAGCAACGATGGCAGCAGTGCAAAATCATCCTTGTTTAAGGCAATCTCATCTGTATGGTGCTTGAGGCTGTCCGCGTGCAGCACGTTCTTGCCACTCATTGCCAGCAGGCGTGCAGGCGGCTCTCCGGTACGTTGTTCAACAGCATCAGCCACCGACCCCGACATAAAACCGAGCGTGCGGATATCGTTACCGCCACGACGGGTTTCCATGATGTTTTTCGCCCAGATACGAAACGCCAGTTGCCGTTCCGGGCTGTTGTTCATCTCCTGAACCACCATCTCGCGCAACGCCGGGCTTTTGACTTCGATAAGCTTGCGGATAAGGGCCTGGTCGAGGCCAAACGCCGCCGAGCCGGGGTTGTAAGACCAGCCGGCGTCCGGGGTCATCACGCGCGCACCGTCGGCAAAAGTGGTCACGTCCATGTTGATGATTTCGCCGGTCGCCTTGTCCACCGCTGCCTGCACCTGCTTCGTGGTGAGGTGTTTATCACCCCGTGAGGCTTTCAGGCCCAGCGCATCCATGCGTTCCTGAGAGAGCGCCCGGACGCGGCAGCGGCAGTTCCAGCCGTTCGGCGGGTAGTGGGTTTTCCAGAAAGGATCGTCATAGCGGAATACCAGCCCGTTAAGGGCCGCGTGAGACGGGCGCGTGCGGCTGTCCATCACCGCCACATACTGCCAGAACGGGTGCGTGTCGGTGCTGTTCATCAGTTGCGCGTAGCGTCCGACGTTATACGCCACGCGGGTATTGACGTTATATATCAGCGCCAGGCGGCGGGGGCTACCGAGCTGGACGGTTTCGGCGTTGCCGGCGCTGTCCACGATAACCTGTTTCCCCCACCATCCGAGTTTTTTCAGGCGTGGCGCGAGAGTGTCAATAAACTCCTGCTGACTGAGTCCCTGTGCGAGGGCTCGCTCAACTTCACCCTGAATGGTTGTCAGCACATCCACGCGCGCGGCTTTTGCCACCGTAAACGAGCGGGCGTGAACGTCTGCGGCCGTCTCGTACCAGTTCCAGCCGATGTGCTTCCCTTTGGCCCGGAAATACGCGACAGCCTCTTTGGGCGCAAGCGTGGCGGCGTAACCTAAATCAATCAAGGTCGTCCACCATGCCTTTAGTTTCCGCCGCAAACATCGCATCTGTCAGCAGCGTCATCAGCTTTTTATCGTCCATCTGCTGATACAGCGCCGGCAGGTCAGACAGCGCCTCCGCGAGCCCCTTCGTTTTAATCGCGTGGATAACCGGCTCCAGCACCGGATCAATTGCCGCCTGCAGGACGCCGGCCGGAACAGAATCCCCAGGTCATCCAGCTCATCACGCGGGCCGGTTGTCACCGGCGCGGGTCGCTGCGCCGACAGTGCCGCCTGTTTCTCCGGGCGTTCCGGCGGCGGCAGGGTCATTTCCGGGCTGGCAATGGTAAAGACGGGTTCATCGCCGACCGGTTGCGGAATGCCGGTCTGCTCATGAACCCACGGCGTGGGAATATGCATACCGGCACTCAGTTTCACCACCGCATCTGAAATTTTGGTGATATCGCCCGGCTCTTTGGTCTGGAAGACCAGGCGCGGCAGGCGACGAATATCAACTGCATGAGTGGTGTTGAGCACATACAGCGGGTAAACCAGATCGCGGCTCAGGGTGGTGGTTAACTGGCGAAGGTCGGCGTCGCGGATTTCCTTTCGCACCTCGTCATGGACTTCACCGAGGCTGCGCGCGCCCTTATCGCCGGCGTCGGTGGTCAACGTACCGCCGAGGATAGCTTTAGAGATGGCGCGTTCGCCCCACTGCATCATGGCAAGGAACGGGTCCGCCTGACCGCTGGCTGCCGCCTCAAACTCCAGACTCATACCGGTCGGGATAATACCGCCGGTACGCCGTCCGATTTCCATGACGGCGCGCATCAGGGCGGCTTTCTGCTCCCTGGTGGCACCGGCCGGGTATTTACCGACCT